TACGACAATATCCCCATATTAACGGACTCGACGCTTCGCGTCCTGATACGCCTTCTCCTCTTGCTCCGCTCGATACGTGAAATATGCGTGCCAGCCAAACATCTCTTCTTGCCCCATTCGAGCACGAAGCTCACCAAGCGTCATCTTCAGCTCTGCCGCTAGGAAAAACTGAAATTGCAGAGAAGGATCCTTCTTTATCTCACTCTGCAGTGCTTTTCATGTCGCTTTCCGCGTCCTCACTATCGTCCGAAAGCACAGCAAGCATCAAAACTTGCAGATCTTTGTCCTTGACCTCGTTTTTTAGAACGTCAATTTCGCCAAACTTAAATAAAGGCTGACCAGTCTCGTCTTTAGCTTTGTTGATCAACAACTGGAGCGCAAAAGCTGTTGCATCATCAGACTTTGCTTGCTTCTGAGCACGCTCACGTTCTGCCATCGTCAGTGGTGCTACCCACATTTCAAACACTGAACCATCCGAAAGTTCAACTTCCTTTTTGGCAGGTTCTAAATTCGCAGCTTTGCGTAAACGGTCAATTGCGCGAAGAGCTGCAGCCATTTGAATGATTGTTTATAGACTTAGTGTAGCAGTTGAAAACAACAAATAAAAAGCCCCGGAAAACCGGGGCGTTATATTCTCCGAATAATCGACTATCAGGACTTACTGAGGTCGAAGGTAGGAGCAGCGCTAGGACGGAAAGCGATTTCTACGCTTTGTCCATCGTCTGGGTTCACACTCAAACTGGCTGAAGTCAGGATGACTGGAACTTCGATTGAACGGCTGGTCGTGTCGTCTGGCGTTCCAGAGGTCAACACGCGGTCGATGTAAAGCTTCATCGTCGCACCGTTTTGCTCACGCTTGATCACGTCTTCAATCAGACGGCTGGATAGCGTGGTGTCGTCATCGGTTGTGTAGACCGTGGCAGACCCCGATCCATCAGCAAACCCAGGGATATAAGCCCGGAAAGGTGCTGTGCCGGAAATCGTTTGACCAATAGTGGTCACATCGATCTCAGAACGAGTGATCTCAAAGCTCCACTCTCGTACCTGACCTACTGACTCTGCAGCGGTGTAGGTAATGCTTGCCGTTCCAGTGCCAAATGCTGTTGGCGCAGCAGAGGCGACTAATGCTGTCCCACCCGCTGTCGCACTGACGGTCATAATGCCAGTTGCTTCAACGTAAGTCTTGACAAAGACATCGCCTGCAGCAATTGCTCCGGTAGCACCCGCACCAGAAGGATACGCAAGAGTCACTGGGTCGTTGACTTTGAAACCCAGGAAAGTACCAACAGTGATGTTACCTCCGCTGGAAGGAAAAGCACTGATCGCCAACGTGGTAACTGATGTACCAGCTGGCTTGTAATACAGGGCGCCGGAGGTGCCCGAAAGGACGGTGGCCATAAGGAAAGCCTATTTGTTTTGGGTGTACGCGGGCACAGCCCGGCTGTCAACAGTTTAGCTCAAGCCTTCAATTAAGAAATCACTTGAGCTACAAAACTGGTGTCGATTCTAGAAGTGAAGAATGGGGCAAGTGCTAAACGAGATTCGGTAGCGCCCGTTCCAGTGCCAAAGCTCGGCCCGTTCAACGCCCCAATGCGGATGTAAATACCGCTACTGGCCTTGGCTTGATCATTCAATGCTCGCAAAGCTGTGACTGCTGTGTCGATCAATGTTTGATTACGGGCAGGGCCTTTCCCTTTCTCTGTATAAGCACGAATAACAATTGTGCCCCTGATGTAATCACTTTGCGTCGTTAGCGTTGTTTCGGTCGTCAAACCAAACTGCAAGTTGACGTGGATAAATTCAGTCTCAGCGTCTGAAACTGTATTAAAGGTGTTGTCGAAATAAACAGGAACAGCAGGGCTTAATGCGCCGTATGCCGTGTAAAGGTCTGATTCAAATTCAGCTCGAATGCCTTGATAATTCATCGTCTAAATCCTTTGAAACCTCGGCTATAAGCGCGTTTTACTGCCTCATCAGCCTTGCCGCTACCTTGATAATTGGAAAACCAATCCAATGGTGCGCTGCTGGATTGGCCTCCTGCCCCGGAAACATCTCCCCTCTTGCCAAGCAGAGGCCTCGTGCCAAACTTTCGGACGAAATCAGTAGTAGCTTCTTTTGCGGGGATATCCCCACTCACGTATTGGGCTAGATCAGTCGCTTGGTCGGCATAACTCGCGGAATTACCTACCGTAAATAGCCTTTTCGCTCCAGACGCACCAAACAACCTATTGGAAAGTGCTGTTGCAACCTGGAAACCACTGATCTTTGGCGCTTCAACAGGCATCGCTTGCCCAGGAGCACCTTGACCACCAGCCTTTGTGCCGTCTGGTGTCTCGATATACCAAGAGTTTCTGAATTTTCCGGTCCATGCAGGACTTAAATCTTGCAAGTCTTTGACGATTTCTTCCGCAGCCCTCGCACGACCATTAAAAGTTAAGTTGACCGTTAATCGATCAAGATCTTGAAGCAATTCCTTTAAGTCGTTTTTAGCCATTACTGCGGCCTCAAAATTAAGTTGTGCATGACTGCCTCATCGCCACGATAAGACTCCACATCAACAATTCGACCTTCACGCGTTGACCCAGCTTCCGTATAACGCACTCGGTCACGAACGCTTGGATAGTAATTGCCTAGCTCATCATTGCCAATAATGACCTTAATATCATTAGTCTGATAGTCACCATTAAGCTCTTTTGGATTTAACCTCAAGATCACGCCTTTCAGTGCAACACTGGTTTCTGTGCCGCTAATTGTTCCAGTTGCTGGATCGTAAACCTCAGACGTTGCAGCTTTTACATAGGTCATGTCCAGGCCCCACTGGTTCAACAGTGTTGCTGGAATCTTGCCAAAAACATCATCAATAAGTGCCATCTCAACCCCTCACCATACGAACTTGATAAGAGCCAGAACCTCCAAGGCAATAAGCACCAAGATAAGACTGCAGCCAAGGGTAAACGTCGAATACGTTATTAACAGTTCCGGTAGCCTGGCTATCAGTGTTGTATTTGACTTTGAGGTCTCCAAGTTCGACTTCTTCGTATAACCCCTTATCGCCGGTAACCCCTGTAATTGAGTCCGTGTCATTTGCTAATGCCCGTGCCAACTCAAACGCAGCGTACTTAATGTCTGCAGGAATAGCACTGCAAGTTAACTCAACTCGATCAACGTGATAATTGTTGCGAGGCCAGCTCAAAGCTTGGCTTGAATCGCAACGATCACCATAAAAATTCAACGTGTCGATCCAACGGGTCGCTGAGATTAAGGCACGTTTTTTGTTGTCATCTTGTTTGTTGTCCCACTGCGTTGAGCTTGGGACGGTTTCAAAATACGCATCTGCTTCCGCCAACGTCACATAGCTGTTAGCTGTTGCGCTTTTGAGAGTGGCGTCGATCGTGGCAGCCATAAGGCAAAAAGAAGGTGGCCCCACCTAATGGTAGGGCCTTTGGTCTGATCAGGATCAGATGGTGCTGGTATCCAGCGGAGAGTTGACAGTCAATTGAACCATAGGGATCAAGTCGATGTCATAAGTGGCGGCCCACTTGTTAGCGGTAGCCAGATTAGCGTTGGTGGGGTTATCACCAGCGTCAGACCACTTAGTACCCATTACGTGATAGGTGCTGTGGTAATCCACAGAAAGCACGTCTTGCTTCGAGAGGACGTTGCGATCAGCTTCAATGCGAAGCTCTTGCTGCACACCCTCAAGGATGGTGCCGCCTTTGGTCAGGTAGCAATAGAACTCACGCTGATGACCACCAGTGCCAGGAGCAACAGTGTTCACTGAACTGTCGGTGACAACCCGCATTCCTGCGAACTCACCGACTTCGCGAGCACCAATGCCTACGCCACCACCACCCCAGGTCACTGCACCATTAGCGGCAAGTGCTGAAGTAGAGAAGGTCAGCATTCCTACCTGGTACAGGTAGTAAGCAACAGAAGGATGGACAATCAGAGTGTCCAGCTCTTCACCACGCTCACCCAGCTTGGAGCGTGCTTCAGCAACCATGGTTGCGCTAAGGAAGTTAACCTCAGTCGCGCCAGAAGCGGCTGCCTTGCCTTTATCAAGAGCGTTGCCCGCAAGTGCCGTGCCAAACAACCCAGCAAGCTGTGAGAACAGACGTGCGCTGTTCAGCTTGTTGATTGCATCAGCCAGCTGGTTGCGGATGTGAAGCATGGGGTCTTCACCCGCAGCCAAAATTGCAATGTCATCCACGGCATACGCGAAGCCGCGATGGCAGATGGTTGCAATTTGAGTACCAGTACCGATTTTTTGTGGAGTTAGAAAACCAGCTCCGCCAGTGCCCCATGTAGCTGTACCGTTCATGACCTCCTCAGTTGGAGATACGGGATTGAACTCAGGAACTTGAATGCGAGTACCGCCTGAGCGGGAATCAAGCAGTGAATTTCGGACAACAGCACCAGACTTGATAAACAAGCTGCGCTCTTTGATGGCCTCAGACACATAAGTGCTGAGATTATTCCTTTTGACGATGTCCGCGAGTAGGACACCGCCGGAATAATTCTGAAATGGAGCAGCCATTTCTTATTCAGGGATAATGTTTACGGATGGTCAAGTCACGGACTTGAAATGGTGTCCCACGGGGACTACTTTCCGGCCTCTCTCCTGAGCACGGCTGCAAGATCAGGGTCGGAAGCATCCAAAGCCATTTGCTTTGTTAAGTTAATACTACCCTCTAGCCAAGGATTTGCGATGCCTGCAGCACCTGCAGTCCCTGTAGAAGGCTTAGCCCCCATCCCGGCTTGAGTGCTTGGCTTGAAATGATGTTCAAAGCCAGAGCCAGGATTTTTTAGCTTGGCTAAATAAACACCTAAGTCTTGTTCAACGCCACCGTCAAGAACTTTGACGCTGCCATCTTCAGATTTCTTAAGACCGTTCTGCACTAATTGCAGCATCTGCTGAGCATTGATTGCTCCAGCCTGGCTAATTGCAGACAAAGCCGACGTTTGCATCGTTGCAGTTTCGTTTGAAACTCGAAGCTCTTGTAATTGACGCTCTAAGTCAGCAATTTGTTGCTGCTTGTCTTGAGCGGTTTTGTTGGCTTCTTCCCAGAGAGGTTTCCACTGGCCTTGATCTTCCAGCGTTTTTTGACGCTCTGAACGCATCTTTTCATCAAGAGCATTCATTTTGTCTTTAATACGCTGAAATTTACCTTCAGCTTCTTCAGCGCGAGCCTTTTCAGCCTTAATTTGCTGTTCGTAAACAGATAAATCAATGGCAGGAGTTTCAGTCGCAGCCACGGGCTGTTCAGGTGACGCCACGGGCGTCTCCTGGATGACTTGTTCTTCCATTGTAAAAAGTAGATTTACTCTTCTACTTTACTGCTTTTAGCTTTTTTAGTTTCCTTCTTTGCAGCAGAAGCCGAAGATTCCTCTTTTTTGGGAGGATTGATCTCTTCAAAACGAAGTCCCATGAAAATAAAAGCTGTTATGCCTCTACTGTACCTCTATCGATTGATCCTGCGCTTCAGCTGATGTAGGCAGGATTTCACCCTGTACCAACATGTCGCGGAACTCTTCACGATCAATAATACTGTCTTGGAACAGCTGAGCCATTGCCGTAATGTCTTGACCGATAAGACGCTGAAGGTCAAAGTCACGGCTGATCTTCACTTCAGGTGGCTCAATACCCAAGTAATTAGCAGCCAGGTCATAAGCCTTCTGCAAACCTGACTCCAAGTCCATAGAAACCATCGACAACATTGAATTAGTGTCGATACGGTCTAGCCGTCGTGCGTCAGCTGATTCAGCTACGAATTTTTGTTGGCTAAGCGTGCTAATGCCCAACGTCGCCATTTGTTGCTGTAACTCTTGGATCTCCGCAGATTGCGCTTCAAAAGCACTAGCGGCAGGCTCCACGTAATAGACCTTGTTTCCCGGTTGTGTCGCCATCGCATAATTCACACCTACCGCCATATCCTTAGTCTGATCGTCCCAACCCTCAAGGACCAGCATCGGTTGTGATGCAATATGCAGGCTATGGATCAAATCAGCTTGGCGTTGGAAATGAGCAAGGTTGAGATGAGCAATGTCCAGTAACGGCGGACGACTTGTCATTGTGTCCGTCTTGTTCGCATAGATCGTGACCAGGGGAACTTGATCAAGTGAATACGGCCCAGATTCAATAAGCTCAAACTCCGACGTAGCGTCTGATTGGTCAAACGAAGAGGGGTATGGAAAGTTCCCTTGCATCGATTTCTTTTGCTCCTCTTGCCGATAGACGCGATAACGACCCGGCTCAATCACACGAATTTGGTCATAAACCTTCTCGCCAAATTCACCGTCAGGAACAACGGCTTTTTCGCCAATACGGACTTGCGTTAGGTTGCCATAATTTGATTCCCGATCCAAACGCCAGCCATACACTTTGGTTGGATCAACTTCAATCCAATATGGGCGACGGTTTAATGCACGCTCTTCTGCAAGGCTTCGGGCTTCTGTTGGAGCGGGAAAGTCAACCAACGTATGGCAATGGCCATAGGTCAACGAACAAATCACTAGACGACGCGCATACTCGTCCAGATCTGAACCGCAACCGTCAACATCCTTATTAAAGACATCTGTCCAATATGGATCGCCAACAATATTGATTGGTTTACGCAGAATCAAGCCTGCTGCCGCTCGAATCAACCGTTGGGTATAAGGCGTAAATACAGCACGA